ACGAGGAATGTATAGAGAAGGTCGCCCGTACTATCTTTGGCGATAGTTTAGCACAGCTAAGACCTCTCTCCTTGAGTAATGTTGTTAAACGTGATCGTTATGATGACAAATTAGATACAAACTCAGGATGTCCAGATTTCACAAAACGTAGCGGCGCTCAAGCTACAAATAACGCGATTCGGGATGCTGAATCTGGAAAATGGAGACATTATCCGATGGGGTTAGGCTCTAGATCACAAAGAGGAAGTGAACGGTTCATCTTCATGGCACCGTATTCAATGAATCTTAAAGAGAAAACCTACCTATATCCAATGCTGGATATGGTTAATAAATTAGGCGTGTTAGAATTATCGGCCTGGCGTGGCTTCCCTGCAGTAGAACAAGGTTTCGCTAAAATGGGATTCTTTCGAGAAGATAAAGCTTATATGCAAATTGATTACACGAAAATGGATAAATACTTCAACTTTACCTGCAATTCTATCGTCACTAAAGTCGTCGAAAAGGGCTTTCAGCCCAGATATAGTGAAGAAATTACAGAAGTACTCAACCATTATATGGAAGTACCTATCCTAATACAAATTGACAAAATGATTGTGGATCCGAAAGGTCACGGTATGCCAAGCGGTTCTGGTTTTACCAATTTCAGTGAAACACTAGTGTCTTTGTATCTATATTATCTTCTTCAAAAACTAGACCCGAGTTACGGTATTGAAAATTGCCAATGCCTAGGAGATGATATGGTAATCTCATTCGACAGAGAGATATTTGATCAAAATAAGGAGGGATTTAATACAATCGCTAAGTATATTAGAGACGCTGCGAAGCTAAATCTAGGACTACAAATGTCCGCAGAAAAGCAGCGAGTCGACTCTATCACTACAGTTTACCTACAACGCTTCTTTGACGAGAGGATTCGCGACGCGGAAGGAGTAGTTGTGGGATGTTACCCCAGTATTTTAGCACTAAATACTGCAGTAAACCCCGAGAGGTACCATGATCCTCGAAAATGGAGTAAAGAGATGGAGATACTCCGATGGCTAATGATACTCGAGAATTGTAATAAGCTTCCTTACTTTTCCGAACTAGTCAAATTCTTTATTAAGGGTGATAAGTATAAATTAGGACTACTTATTCCAGGTTTCTTCGATTCGTTAACCGCAATCTACGAAGAAGGCAAAGCTATAAAGGGTTTTGTACCAAGTTAC